TCCGAGGTTCTTGAGTTTTCCCATAAGGGATGAAACATTGTCTGTCTGTACTGCAAAAGCATCATTTGCCGCCCCTGTGGCCTCGTACATTGCCAAAGTCTTTTGTGTAAAGGCATCTGCCTGTGCTCCCGTTAAAGCAAGCACAGCATTTTTGGCTTCTATCGACCCAAACAGTTCTGCAAATGCCAGTTCGTTTCCGCCTGCCTGCTCTTTTAAGATTTCAAGGGTACCCTGCAGGCCCTCGGATTCGATCATCGCCTGTCCGCTTGCATAACCTGCACGTCTTATTGCCTTTGCCATCTGGGCTGAAGGATCCAAAAGTCCTTGGATGGTGCCTCTCAGCTGGGTCATAACCTCAGACGTGTTTCCTGTAACACCTGTAAGTGTGGCGGCAGCTCCAAACAGTTCTTCCTGGGCAACGCCCATGGTCTTTGCCAAAGGTATGACACTTCCCATGCTTGAAGCAAGCTCAGGAAAGGTTGTCTGACCGAGTTTTACCGTTTCAAAGGCCAGGTCTGCAGCTTTTCGCATGGCTTCTGCCGATGTATCGCCGTATCCTTTTGTGACGGCCGATAAAAGATTTATAGACTCTGTTGTGCTGGCGTTTCCTGCAACAGCCGCTTTTGCTGCAATTTCAAGCTGTGCTGCGGCATCAGCACTGTCACCAAAGGCAGACACCACCTGGTATAGACCGTCGGTAAGATCTGAAGTCAGCATTCCCGTGGCATTTGATACGGCTAAAACTTCATCGCTTAGTTCTGTGACTCTTGATCCTGCATCACCGTCCAAAAGTGTTGCCACGTTCGACATTTGCTTTTCGAAATCCACCGCATTTGATACGGCTTTTTTACCCACCACAGTCAGTGATGCTGCGGCAGCTGCAGACACCGCAGCAATACCTTTAAGCGCAGATCCAACGAACTTTCCCGCAGCCTTGCCCATGTGAGTAAAAAATTTGCCTGACTTTACATCAAGATCAGACATACCCTTGACAGCCTTTTTGGGCATATCGAAAAGGGATTTTGACACAGTTTTGACAACGCCGCCTATTTTATTCAAACCATTTCGAAGGGGGGCCGGAATCTTTGAGTATGCGTTTGCTATCTGAGCTGCTGCAAAAGTCATGGGGATCGAAAGCTTGTTTTTTATGCTTGCTGCTGCCGGCGCCAAGGACGCATTAAGCCCTTTCATGGCCTTTGACACTTCAGAGGCTGCCCCGTTTGAAGATCTGGACACAGCATTTAATTCTTGCTGAGCCTTTTTGGCAGCTGCACCCACAGATGGGTCGATCGCTCCCACTATCGATATGATCGCCGTAAGCGTTGTCTGTTTAATCGCCATCGTTTCCTACCCCCTTCGCTTTGGCGAGTCCATCGAAGCACGCACTTTCTCTGCTTCAGCTGCCAGATCCTCGGCAGCCTCAGCATATTCGATCAGAAAAGCTACAACCCGCATGGCCATCAGGTGATCTAATGCAATGTGGTAGACTCTTGAATAGTCTCTTGCTGCTCGTCTGAGGTTTCGTCCGCTGATTTTGGCTTTTGGTCCAAATTTAGCGTAAAAGACCGGCCGATACTCCTCAATTCCATCAGATCGCTGCCTTTCAGGCGCATAAGATCTTCAAAGATGACCTTATCCATTGCGGCCACACATGCCGCCATGCCCAAAAAGAGGTGATAACAGTTATCTGTCTCTGCAACAGACACCACTTCCGGACCGACCAGTTTTAATTTGTGTGCTTCGGCCTCTGCCATCAGAGCTATGGTGATCTCATCGGTATCGTAAATAAGCTCTGTCACTTCTTTGTTGTTTATCAGTATCGGTTTTTTAAGCTTTAAAGTGCCCTTCATGGTTTTCCCCCTTTTAAATTAAATTGCCCCGGCTGACTTATATCATATCGGTCCTCCGGGGCTTTTTTATTGAACTGCAGCTTGTCTTACTGTATCTGGTTGCGTATATCCTCAAGATAGTCTTGACCGTCTATCCTGCACACAAGGTTGAGCCTGTCTATGTTGTAAAGTTCCTCGCCATCTGCGTACTGAGTGTATGTTGTAAGTGAATATTTAAGCTCAGGGGTCCTCTTTGAACCGATTTCAGATGTTCCGCCGGGGATGACACTTGGCACACCTGTTGCGTAAGTCTTTAAGATCTGAGTCCCAAAAGTCCCATCACTGTTATATTTTGAGACAGCTTCTCTTATCTCTATCTCGTGCGACTTCGGCGAGACTAATTTGGCCATGGGTTTATCTATTCCGTCCCTGCTTATTGCAAGCTCAAAATTTTCGAACAAGCCCAAAAGAGGCATTGTCATCGTTCCCATGGCTGATATCTCAGTGGTCATCATGTTTAAATCAGGATGAGTCACCTGTACGTCGCGTGCAACTTCTTCTCCGTCAATTATTACCCTGTTATGTACTAAACCGCCCTGTTTATCCTGTGCCGGCATCAACTACACCTCCCCTTCTGTCGATGCACCGAAATATGCTGATATTCCAGCGTCTGTGTAATGCACACCCGTTTCAATAGCTTTGGCCTGAGGTGTTGGCGTTACAAGATGACGGAACTTAAACCATCCCTGGACCAGAGATGATGTCGGATTGTCTGTTGATTCAAATACAACCTGAGGGGTGCCTATAAGCGCTCCGTAGTTTACCAGATAACTCAAATGTTTGTTTTCAGCGACGAGTATTGAATCTTTGCGGCTTATGGACATCGGCTTGTCTACATCAAGATCCCAAACTCTTTGAAAACGGTTTGTCAAATACATCATCATGAGTATGTTTGTGTCGAATATACACCTTGCATCGATATCGGCACCATGCTTGTATGCTGCTGTATGTCCGCCCCAAAGTCTCCACGAACCTTCCCAGTATCTCAAGGTATTTATGCCAAAAGAGTTGAGGTCGTTTGCCGCATCTTCGTCGAATGCAGTCTGATTGCTTGACTCGCCGAAGTACATATCGACGATTCCGATCGTCTTGTTTGACGGGGTCTCATAAGGAATGTCGTTGTGCTGTGATAACAGTCTCATCCTCTCAACTATGTTAAGCGTTGATGTATGATAGACATGTCCTGATGCGTCAATGCCCATAGGCCATGACACGCAGGACCTCTCTGCATCATAAGCTTTTTCCTGTTTGTATGCCTTTGCGCCTTCCGGTGTGTCAAGGCCATCAAATTCTGCCTCGCCAAGGACCGGAAGATCTGCCTCAACAAAAGCATCCCAGTGGCAGTTGATCTTACGTGCTGCATTGAGCAGCGCAAGATATACATCGTACTCATGGCTGAATCCCGGAGCTGCAAGAAGCGTCGGTATGGCGTTGTGTTTGAGGTAAACGAGCTTAACGGCTGCTATGCCTTTATATACTCCGTCTGCAGCGCCGCCTATGACGTCTTTTGATGTAAGTTCGCTCAAAGATGCTTTGTAGTAGGATGCCTCAACCGGACCTTCAGGTATCGCTGCAGTCTTTGATATCCAGGTGACTGTAAGTTTTCCTGTAAGTGAGTCATATGATGCTGTATAGTCGACCCCGATTTCTGCATCCGGTATTGCAAAAGTGGAAACAATCATATCAAAATCCACTACAGTTGCCTTATCAGCCTTGAAAGTGATGGATGTATTTGTGATATCACTCTGTCTGTGTATATCGGGATCAGCTACGTTGATTACGTAGATTGGTCCTACGCCGCCTTTTGGATTGTTGAAGTGAGCATACATCGCCTCGCAAAGCGTGTACGTCTTCCAGTCATCTGAATATCCCATCACACTTACTGCCTGAGCCCAGTTGGTGAGCTTTACAGGGATATTTACTTTTGCTTTGTAATCTGTGCTCTGGTGAACAGGTGCTGTGCCTGTGTACACAACTGCAGATCCGACTTCGGCCACGCTTGAGGCCACGGACTCTCCAAAATCTGCACTTGTGCCGTGTTTATATGCCATATAATCATCTCCTATGCGAGTAAATCGTCTTCATCGGGTACTTTTATATCTTCAAGCCTTGATAAAAGTGTCATCTCAACCCATGCGTACCAGTAAGGATACGGTTCTGTTGCAAGGTCATCTCCCCAGATAAATCCATACCTTAAGACTTTTTCCTTATCCACGCCCGTGTATAGGCTTAAGCCTGCCGGAAATCTGTTCTCTTCGACTTTTGAAAGTGTAAGATCCAGAAAGTTCTGAATGTCCAAAGCCCCCGTTCCGGCCTTATCAAAGCTTTTTACTGCAGCATCGCTGTCGGGTCTATAGAAATCAAAAGCATAGTCATCGTCAGCGCCTTTGTATGCAACAAAGTCTATCTCTTTGTGTATTCCCGGATTCCATACTGATAAAAGCAGCCTGACTTTTAATTCGCGCATCCTGGTATTGACATGGTCTTCGCCTGACAGCAGCTGGACACACATGCTTGGTGCAAAATAGTCGATTCCCAGTTTTTTTGCATCTTCTGTTTTGGGGGCGAAAAAGGAAAACACCGCAGGATGTACGTAATCTTCGTCATATCCGTTGGTGTTTTCATCGTCATCTGCTTTTTTGAATTTTATCCTGCTGCATATTTCATCAAATGCCCACTTTCTTAAAGCTTCGAACTGACAATGCAGTGTCATATGTCAAATGCCCCTTTCGCCGCGGACCTGACCTGATGCAAAAGAACTGTTATAACGCCTGTGTCTTCTGACCATTTATCCACTATGCACATGCGGCCGTCAAACTCGATCCTGTCTTTAGGCAGTTTGTCGTATGTAAAATCTTTACGTTTGAGCATAATGAGCATGCTTGAATCAGCAATGCCCTCTTCCATGCTCGCCTGTCTTGCAATGAGTTCTGCCTCGTCTATAATTGCCATGACTTCGCGCCCGTCGACAGTATGCATTTCTGCAAATTCATTGACGTTGAAAAAGACCGAATCTATGTCATTTGCAATGAGCTGTTTTAAAGTCAAAGCCATCTCTTACACCGGTTCCTCGACGTCAAGCGGAGGAGGTGCATCCTCTTTGATTTCAGGCGTCAAGGTATCTTCTGATTCGGATCCTGTCTGCTTGGGTTCTGATGTATTCATACGTTTGAGCGCATCATCTATCATTGAAATGACTTCGGCCTTCGACCTTGCTTTTGATGCATCAACGCCGTAGGATTTTGCTATGTTTTTCAGAACATCGAATTTCATATCCGCACTGTATGTCTTGACGTAGACAGCTGCTTTTGCATCCACTAAGGCTTTTTCTTGTTCTGCTGTCAGACAAAAAGGTTCGTCTGCACAAGTTTTAGGCGTGACAATGCTGCCTTTGCGATAACCGTATATGCCGGATATAATCTTTATCAATGATGATCACCCCTATATAACGCTTGCCGTTATCCACGGGCTCTTGTATTTTGGCATC